ATGATATAAACTTGAACGCTAGCCAAACATGGACAAACGTAGCAGCATAGGATATAAATAATTATGGCATCATCATTCTCTACATCATTAAAATTTGAAAAAATGACCACTGGTGAGAAAGCCGGTCTTTGGGGCACGACTACAAATACTAACCTAGATATGGTGGAACAAGCCATTGGTGGTTATGTTGAGCTTAGTTTAGCATCAGGTAACCAAACACCAGCGATTAGTGACGGTGCGGCATCCGATGGTCGTAACAAAGTCATCAAGCTTACAGGAACGATGACCGCGAATAGAAGTTTAATATTCCCGGATTCTTGTGAAAAAACATAT